CGATTTCAAATCAAACATCGCTGGTGGTGGCGCAAGAGCAAACCAATATAGGGTTATTCTTGGTGGTGCTGCTGGTGCATCTTTTCAAACTAAAACACAGTTTTTGGTTAAGACAACTTCGTTGCCTGGCCAAACCATTACTGAAATTCCTGTAAACTTCAGAGGAAGACAATTATTCCTTGCTGGTGACAGGACATTTGAGACATGGACAACTACTGTTATTAATGATGTAGACTTTCATATTCGTAGACAAATTGAAACATGGATGTCAAGCATTAATAGTTTGGAGACTAATAGAGGATTGGATAATGTTAATCTCTATACTGCTCAAATGCAAATTGAACAGTTGGACAGAAACGATCAAATTCTAAGAACGTATCTCTTAAAAACTTGTTGGCCTACAGTTTTAGGCCCAATTGAGTTATCTTATGATACAGTAAGTGATATTGAAACTTTTGATATAACATGGAGATACACAGATTTCTCCATCTTTAACTAAAAAACTAGTTTTACAAACTTACTAAATAGTAAGGTAAAATTAGGAGACTTATAGTATGGCTGAACTTTTTGGTTTCAGAATCACAAAAGCAAATCAGGGTGGGGGTAGTGATGGTTTCACTGCTCCCTCTACTGATGATGGCACCCTTGATGTAGTATCAGGCGGTGGACATTATGCTTCTATCCTTGATATGGATGGTAATGATAGAAATGAAATAGAATTAATTAGACGATATCGTGACATTGCACAACAACCAGAATGTGATAGTGCAATAGAAGATATTGCAAATGAATCAATTGTCTCTGATGAAAGAGGACAATCGGTATCAATTAGTCTTGATAGACTAGACCTTTCCCCAAAAATCAAATCTAAAATTCGTGAAGAATTTGATGAAGTTTTGCGTTTGCTTGACTTCGATTCAAAAGGACACGATATTTTTAGACGTTGGTATGTGGATGGACGCATCTATTATCACAAGATTATTGATACAAAATCACCTCGTAAGGGTATTAAAGAGGTTCGTTATATTGACCCTCGCAAGATTAAAAAAGTTAGAGAGACAAGAAAAGAACAAGATCAGAAATTTGGCATGGAAATGGTCAAAGGTATTGAAGACTTTTACTTGTACAATGACAAGGGTTGGGAACAGAATACAGGAACATCTTCTGGTATTCGTATTACTTCAGACTCAATTACATATTGCCCATCTGGGGTTGTAGATATGCAAAAGGGAACTGTACTTTCATATTTACATAAAGCAATTAAACCTGTCAATCAGTTGCGTATGATTGAGGACTCGTTAGTTATCTATCGTATTTCTCGTGCGCCTGAAAGACGTATCTTCTACATTGACGTTGGTAACTTACCGAAAGTTAAAGCAGAAGCTTACCTTAAAGACGTAATGAATCGTTATCGGAACAAGATGGTGTATGATGCACGAACTGGTGAAATCCGTGATGATAGAAATCATATGTCAATGTTGGAAGACTTTTGGTTGCCTCGTAGAGAAGGTGGTAGAGGTACTGAGATTACAACTTTGCCGGGCGGTTCAAACCTTGGTGAAATTGATGATATCAAATACTTCCAAAACAAATTATATCGTTCTTTGAACGTACCTATCTCAAGACTTGAGGCAGAGAATTCATTCTCTATTGGACGTTCTGATAACATTACACGAGACGAGTTAAAGTTTACTAAGTTTGTACAGAAGATTCGTAAGAAGTTTTCTACATTGTTCTTAGATATGCTTAGAACACAACTTATTCTTAAAAGTGTTATTGCAGAAGATGAATGGCCGATGATTAAAGAACATCTGCAATTTAACTTTATGCAAGATGGCCATTTCACTGAACTGAAGAATGCAGAAATTCTACAAAATAGAATTGATATGCTTGGACAGGCAGAGAGTTATGTTGGTACATACTTCTCTAAGGAGTATGTTAAGAAACATATTCTTATGTTGTCTGATGAGGAAGTTGAAGAGATGGAAAAACAAATTAAAGACGAATCAGGCGATGAAATGACTGGCGATGATGACGGTATGTTCGCTACTAACAATCCAGAATTAGGAGATAAATAATGGAAAGCGTAAAAGACTTTGTAAGTTCAATTGCGTCAGGTGATAACCTTTCAGCAGAAACACACTTTAATACTGCACTTGCATCTAAAGTGGGTGACGCATTAGAAACTAAAAGACAGGATGTTGCAAAAACATTTGTAACACACCATATCCCAGAGGCAGAAGATAGTGAGTAAAACTCTCTCAAAGTTCAAACAGGACTTACCTGAGAATGAAGATCATAAAAAGTCTAAGGAGTATAAGAAGTTGTCTCCAAAGATGAGGGGTGCTATTGACGCAATTTTCAAGGAAATGGATGCGAAACCTTCCGATTTCCTAAATACCTTTGATAAAACAATAAATAGTGTTTCTAAGAAGTTTAAAGTTCCAACAAGAGAACTTATGAACTATTTTGAAACAGAACTATTATCAATTTAGGAAGAATAATATGAAAATAATCGGAGCAGAAGAAGCACTCGCCACAGGGGCAACCAAAGGCAAAACTGCAACTGCACATTATGTGTTTAATGACGGTGCAAAACAAGCGGTTACAATCAGAAATGCTGCTGATGATGGTAATACTGGTTCAGTAAGAATTAATGCAAACTCTGGTGTGGTTATCCATACCGATATTGGTGTTGGATTTCGTGGTGCAACCACACTCTTCATTACACCAGTTGTAAGTTCAGGATATTAATATTATGAAACTAATAGCTGAACAAATCCAAGATGTAGAATACATTACCGAAGCCAAAGAAGATGGCGGTAAAGAAATGAAGATTCGAGGAATCTTTATGCAGGCAGACATGAAAAACCGTAATGGTCGTGTCTACCCAATGAACGTGTTAGCTAAAGAAGTTGCACGTTATAACAAAGAATTTGTTGCTGAAGGTCGTGCGTTTGGGGAACTGGGTCATCCAGAAGGCCCCACTGTCAATTTAGACAGAGTATCGCATATGATTACAAAACTGGAAGCTGATGGAAAGAACTTTATTGGCGAGGCTAAACTGCTCTCAACTCCAATGGGGGAAATTGCGAAAGCACTAATCAAGGACGGTGGAAAACTCGGTGTCTCTTCAAGAGGTATGGGTTCTATCGAAAATAGAAGTGGTGCGAATTATGTTAAAGACGATTTTTATCTTGCCACTGCGGCAGATATTGTTGCAGACCCATCTGCACCCCAAGCCTTTGTAGAAGGTATTATGGAGGGTAAAGAATGGATTTGGAATAACGGTTTATTGAAAGAAGTTGATATTGCCGAAATCAAAGAAGATATTGAATCTGGTGTTCGCAGAGGAAACTCAAAAGTTTCCGCTCTTGCGTTTGCTAAATTTATGTCAAAACTTTAATCATTATAAATATGTTGAGAAACAAAACTCAAGGAGAAAACCCTATGTCAGATTTAGACAAAACCATTGAGGAATTAGAAGCAGAAGTCCACGCAGAGCTTGAAGAAGCGAAAGCACCTGGCGCAACTGGTGGTAAATCCGATTCAATGGAAAAACAAGAGGGTGAAGTAGAAGATTTGGCCAAGACTGTGGAAGATCCAGAGTCTAAAGAAAGTATTGGTAAGAAAGCAGCTGCGAAAATTTCAAAAGCTGCCGAACCAAAACCTGCTCAAACCAAAGAAGAAGCTGAACTCGCTGAAGACGATGCAGAAGAAATCGTTGAAGCAAAAATGACCAAAGAAAAAATGTTGAACGCAATGTATGACGAGATGAAGTCTATGAATGCGTCAGCACTTAAAGCATCTTACGACAAGATGATGGCGAAAGAAGAAGAAGAGGACGCAACAGAAGTTGACGAATCTACTTTGGAAGATCGTCTTTCATCAGTTGACGTATCTGAAGATGTTACTGCACTTACAGATGGTGAAGACTTATCTGAAGAGTTCAAAGAAAAGGCATCTACCATCTTTGAAGCTGCTATCAAATCTAAACTTCGTTCAGAAGTAGAAAGAATTGAAGAAGCAAAAACTCAAGAAGTCGCAGAAGAGACAAACAGAATTCAAGATGAGTTGACAGAAAAAGTTGACGCATACATGAACTATGTTGTAGAAGAATGGATGAAGGAAAATGAAATTGCAATTGAAAGAGGCCTCAAAGGCGAGATTGCAGAAGATTTTATTTCTGGATTGAAGAATCTTTTCACAGAACATTATATTGATGTTCCTGATGAAAAGTACGATATTTTAGGAACTCAGTCTGCAAAGATTGATGAACTAGAGTCCAAACTGAACGAACAAATTGAGAAGTCTGCTTCATTGAAAAGTGAAAAAGACGTATTAGTTCGTGAGTCAGTATTTGCAGAGGTTGCTTCGGACTTGGCTGACACTGAAGTCGAAAAGTTTAAGTCTCTTGCAGAAGATGTTGATTTTACAAATGAAGATTCTTTCAGAAGTAAACTTAACACGCTGAAGGAAGGTTACTTTCCGAAAGCAACAACTGTCGCTGAATCTGTAGACAGTACCGATGATGATGGTGCTACCTACGATACAACTGGTGCTATGAGTACTTACATGAGTGCGATTAGTAAAAATGTAAAGCGTGCAAAATAACGGTGTAATTATCGTTTTTTATAAATATTATTAGAAAACTCAATAAGGAGAAAACACAATGTTCAAAACAGAACATCTACAGGAAAAGTGGCAACCAGTGCTAGAGCATAACGATCTTCCAGAGATCAAAGACTCTTATCGTAAAGCTGTAACCACGATTATCCTAGAAAACCAAGAAAAAGCACTTCGTGAGGATAGAGGTTTCCTTTCAGAA